AAATCTCATTGGAATTTTAGCTTTGCCAAGTTTCAGAGTAATCATTCTGAATGTACCTTTGACCAATTGAGATTTAGTCATATCACGAACTTGCTTATCATTCAATGCATCAGTAATCTCTTTCTCGGTTGAAAGCATACCCAAAGAGTCTAATACAAACATACAAGGTTTGCGTTCTTCTATGGGTTTTTTTAAGTATATATCTACCGCTTTAAGTGCTTTACTACGAAACTCTTCTACAGTAACAACATTTACAACAACAGTTCTAGTTGTATCAACTCCACGACTTTCTAAAAGAGATTTAGTGATAGCAGCCTCAGTGTCAAAGTAGAGACAGTAACCATCGGGATAAGTATCAAGAAAGTTCTTAACCACTGCGAGAGAGAAAAAAGTCTTTCCAGTAGAAGACTCTCCAGCAATAGCAGTAATCTTATTGCCAGATACACCACCAAAAATGCTACCTGAAACCAGTGCATTAAAAATGTATGAACCCGTATCAACATAAGTCTCAGTATCATCAATGTCGGAGGCAAGTTTTGTATACTCACCACCTACTTCTTTTACAATTTCCTTTAAAAAGTCCATTAAGCTACCATCCCATATTCTTCACGAAGTATTTTTTTATAAGGTAAACCCTGTTCTCTAAGTTCTTTGACTAGTTTCAGTTTATGATAAAGTACAGTATCTCCACCAAGAGACATAGCACTTACAATAATATTCAATTCTTGATCATTAATAGGCAAATCCATTAGGTAAAAAATAGTTCAAGGTTTACGGTTTTTTCCACATTCCATCCAATAGAATCAAGGATGGATTTAAGCGGTTCTACAAAACTCTTTTCAAATTGTAGTTCATAGTCGATGTATTTGTCAAGACCAAGTTCTTTGGGGAAGTCTTGAATAAAGGAGATAATGTTCTCCTGAATGATATTAGGTTTTTTCAAATACACAAACTTAATCTTCTCACCATTAGCAATAAGAGAATACTTATTAGTAAGTTTTTTCTCTTTTATGTAGTGATTGAAAAGAAGTGCTCCACGAATATGAATCGGAGTTTTTTGTGCATAGATTGTTGAAGGTGAATGATATTTACGAACATCGGAAGCAGTTCTTGGAAAAGCGATCTCTTCTGGGGGAAGTTTTTTAAAGTCCTCACGACACTTATCAATAAAGTTGATGACATCTTCCTCAGTTCCACTCATCATTAGTTTGAGTCCATCCTTAATCATTTTGCGACAAGGTGCTGGTGTTGAAGACTTAACTGCCTCAATACCCATCATTTTGAGTTTAGGTTCTTCATAACGTACACCTTCGCTGTCCCAGACATTCAGAATGTATCTCTTCTTAGCAGTCCAGATTCCACGCTCAGCAATGTTTTCACGCTTCATCTGCATTTTCTGATCATAAGCATTCACATACTCGGCCAGTTCTTGGTAGCAACCTTCAATATACTTTTCAAATTCCACCTGACAGACCTTATCAAGGAACGAAACAATGCTTTGAGTAGTTTTCTCTCTTCCCCCGTATACACTTTCAACCAAAGGAGCCATATTAAGGTAAATAGAATCAGTATCAGAAGCAATAACATAATCAATCTCATCAGTTTTCAAAAGTTTATTGAGATAGGCATTCATCTTATTTTCAATCCAGCGAATCGCAACTTGACCAGACAAAGTGATTGCCTCTGCGTTTGCTAACTTATAATAACGGAAATACTGATTACCAATAGCACCATAAGCAGAGTTAAGTTGAATCTTCCTCGCCATTTGAATGTTGTTGCATCTTGCAATCTCCTTTTCCAACTCTTTTGTCTTTTTCTTTTCATACTCCTGTTTAGCAGTAAGCATCTTCTTTTTGTAGATAGTGCGATCTTTATAGATTTTTTCCATCAGCTCTGGAAGAAAACCACGCACATCTTTACGATACATTGCACCATTTGCACAAACTGCATAATCCTTATACATTTCAAATGTAAGTTCTCGATTCAAGATTTTATCTACAGTCACTGTTGGATGACGTTCTTCTAAGAGAGTTTCTGGACTTACATTAAATTGCATAATTAAATGTGGATAAAGGCTATTCAAATCAAAACTTACCACCCAATCATACTTTCCAGGAATCGGTTCTTTAACATAAGCACCAGCATACTTGGAGTCTTTGTCCGAACGCTCTTTTGGAGGAATTACAATGTTTCTCTTTTTCAGATAGTTATAGATGATTGTATCCCACATTCGAACTTGTGAAAATACATCAGTATAGTTTGCCTTAGCATCATATGCCATCGTAACGGCAAGTTCAATCAGTTTCATCTTGTCTTCCATACGGTCAACAAGTTCCACGTCAATGATATTGTACTCTACAAACTTTTGCCATCCTTTAGTATAAAAGTCCTTGAAAGTATCAAACTCGGAGTGGTCAAGTTTCTTCTGCCCAAGTTCCACACTTGCAATATAATCAAGGCGATAAGATTCCTGTGCCTTATAAGTAAACTTCTTATAAAGATTTAGATAATCGAGTTGACTAATACCTCCGATATCATAAGAAATGTGTTTACGACCAGCAACATAAACTTCATCTTCAGTCACAAGTCCCCAAGGTGAAAAACGTTTCATCAACTTTTCACCAAGAATACGATCTAAACGGCGAACCAAATATGGAATATCATATAGTTCAATATTCCAACCAGTCACAACTTCTGGAGTATTCTCTTCAACCATCCACCAATTAATAAAATCCATTAGAAGATCGTGTTCATTATCAAAAGAACGATAAATCACATTCTTCTGCTGATTATCAAAAGGACCCATACCCCAGGTGCGAATTTGTTTAGAAGAATAGTCCTGAATTGTAATCAACAAAACTTCTTCAGCAGCAGATTCTACATCAGGGAATCCATTCTCTGATGCGACCTCAATATCCAATGTTGATAATTTTATTTTGCTAATGTCAAATTTTATTTCTTCTTCTGGATATTTCTCTGAAATGTATTGATAGATGTAATAGGTATTTCCATAAATTTTAAAATTTTCTACACCCTCATACTTTTTAACAAACTCTCGACAGTCGCGGACAGAACCAGGTTGAATTGCATCTACATACTCTCCGCCCAAAGTCTGATATTTAGTTTTCTTTTGAGAAGGAACAAAAAGAGTCGGATTAAACTTCTCACGGTTCATAAAGTGTTTACCGTCTTCATATCCACGAACCAAAAAGTTGTCCCCAACCATTTGGACATTTGTATAAAATCTCATTCTTTAGTTAATTCAAGATACTTTTCAATAACTTCTTCAGTTGGATCGGCAATAGTCAATATATCACTAGATCTAATCATGTATTCTGTTTGGTCTGAGATTTCAATCCAAGGTTTCATTTCTTTGATGTTATAAAAACGATACGGATTTATAAGACGACAATCTGGTTCGCCAACATCAGCAGCAACCTCTTCAATTTCAGTGATTAGAACATTATCTACGTCAATCAAAATACATTTAATAGATTTACTCATTTTCTTTTCCCCCATTTTTGATGTATGTTTTTAACTTATCAAAATACATTTCTTTAACCGAAGCAAGAGGATCGACAAGAGTTACCACCCAATCACTAGGTATAAGCATTTCTTTATCGTCGGTTAAAATAATCCAAGGAGAAAAAACTACTTCAAGTCCAGTTTTACCTTCTGGTCGATGATCTTCTTCCTCAGTTAAAAGAATAGGAGTTCTAACTGAAACTCGGTGTGGTTCTTTTAATATATATCCACAAACTTTATCATCATTAGAGACCAACTCTTTAATATCAGAAATGAGTGATTCTCCAGATTTTAATAGTGCAATTTTAACTGCCATTTTGAAAAGTATTCTTTCAAGTATTATAGAACAAAAAAATGGGAAAGTCAACCTGGATTTTGCCAGGGACTTTCCGCGACGACGATATTCAATTTTATTTATCATTCACGCTTTCTCTTAAAAGCACAAACTTTTTTACCAGGAGCCATTGCATATTTTACAGTCTTACCATAACAATTTTCGGGAGTTGGAAGTGGAGGATTTCCAAAGTCTCCAACCTTTTCTTGAATATTTTGAATGAACTCCTGGAAAGTTTTCATTTTTATTTAAAGATAGTCCTTACGTGCATGATGCTCTGGTACTATTTTCCCAAGTACGATCCGTAGAAGTCCGTCTTCAAATGTAACTTCCCTAACTTCTACATCGTCTGATAGAGTCCAGACTCTCTTGAAAGATCGTTGAGCCAATCCTTTATGGACATACTGGGTATCAGACTCCCCGTCCTCTTTTTGTCCTTCGATAAAAAGTTTTCCATACTCTGTGTATACATAAACTTCTTTCTTTTTAAATCCAGCAAGTGCAAGTTCCAAACGTGATTCTACATTACTTACATTAACAATATTATATGGAGGATAATTTGAAGTTGTTTCGTGAAGGTTAAATAGACGATCAAAATATTCGTCCATTCCAATACTATTACGAGTAATCCTATCCATCAGGGCAGGAAGATCCGCAGCAGTATAACGTGCAAGGTTAGTCATTTGAGTAGCTCCTTAAAAAGCGAGTTTGTGTTTTGTGGATCCTTTCGGCATCCGCATATAATTATAACACCTTTATAAAAAAACGGGGCAGTGAACCCCGCAATTTTTATTCGGCATCCTCTACCTTTTTCTTTTTAGCACCAATATTATACTTGGTTTCTAAAATCCAATCTCCTTTGTCCTTATGAGCAAGAACTTTAATTTGATTCAGGGGAGCAATGTCTTGAATCTTATTAAGATCAACAACCTCAACCAAACCCCAATCAGCAAGAAGTTGGGTGATACGATTGCGACGCTGAATATCGTTCACAGTCAGGTTTGCGTGTTTGCCATCTAGAGCAAACAGTTCCTTAAAGTGAACTAAGTAATATCTGCCTTGCTTGTGTAGAATATGGCAAGACTGATAGATTTTCTTTTCTTTTCTTGAAGCAACTCCGATTCGGGTCAAAGTTTCACGAACTTTCAAAAAGTCATCTGGTTCATTCAGAATGACTTCCACCATTTGATCGGGCGTCCACTTCACTTCAGGTTCTTGAACGACACTCATTTTGTTCCTCCAGTTTCAAATTTCGATTTAATAAATGTTAGTTGTTCTTTGGTAAGAATCCTCAAAGCTTGTTTTGCCTTCTCATTACTATATCCATAGTAACGTTTAACATAATCAAGGTCTTTGATTTTATCTTGACGGAGCCAGGGAGAAAATCTCTTCTTTTTCCTCAGACTATTTATAAAAAAGTCATATTGCATCTTT